TATCTCCATGGACTCAATCAACGAATCCCTTGGACGAGAACTCATTAAGGATCGAGGTGCGCCTATTGTTGTGGGTGTTGACGTGGCCCGCTTTGGGTCTAACAATACGGTTATTTTCACCAGGCAAGGGCGTGATGCTAAGACTTTTCCGATAAAGAAATTTAACGGACTGGATACGATGCAGGTAGCGCAGGAAGTTGCTAATCATATAAATTACTACAAACCTGATAACGTTTTCGTGGATGGTGGCGGCGTAGGCGGTGGGGTTGTGGATAGATTGAAGCAGTTAGGTTTTCGTGTAACGGAGGTCAACTCCAGTAGTCGCGCAGGTAAGCCCCGTGAGTTTGGTAATCTGCGAGCTGAAATGTGGAACAGCGGCAAGAAGTATCTAGAGCAAGGGTGTATAGGTGATGATCCCGATTTAGTGAAGGGGTTGAGAAGTGTAGAATATTTCTTTGACGCACAGAATAGATTAAAATTAGAAGGCAAGGAAGACATGAGGACTCGTGGCGTGGAATCACCCGATACCACAGATGCGTTTATGTTGACGTTTGCAGCACCTGTAGCACAACGTGATATAATGAGCCGTAGACCGAAATTTGCAGAGAGCGGTTATGATGAATTTGCAATGTAAAGGTGAGGTGATCCAAGTGTTATCTGAAGAGAAATGTATGGTTGGAGAGTTGTAATTATGGGCGGAATTTTTAAAGCAATAGGTAGCATATTCGGTGGAGGTGATGAACCTAAACAGCCTGCACCTGTAGCAGTGCCTGATTTAGCATCAGCACAGAAAGCTGCTAATGATAAGTTAAGACGTGGCAAGTTAAGTTCCTTAATCGGTGGACGACGTAGTCCTATTCTGACAAGCCCGACAGGGGTCACAGAGAACGCGAACGTAGGTACTAAAAAGCTACTGGGGCAATAACAATGAGTGGTTTTGTTAAGAATTTTAAAGCAGCTCATTTCCTCGGTGGCGGTGGGATAAGCGGGGCGTTCAAGGGCTTCAGAGGGTTGCACTTCATTGGTGAGAGCGTCAATAAGTCTCTTGGTTTATTTCAAGATGCTAAAACACCGGATACACCGGCTGATGTAGCAGTGCCTGATTTAGCATCAGCACAGAAAGCAGCTGATGAAAAATTGAAACGTGGCAAACTAGGGCAGTTGATAGGTGGAGGTAGACGTAATCCTATTCTCACAAGCCCGACAGGTGTAGACGACGGTGCCAGTATCGGTACAAAGAAATTATTAGGACAGTAATATTATGGGCGGAATTAAGAAAGCGTTTAAACGGGTATTTAGTAAACCTAAGAAACCGAAACCTCAACCAGTAGCACCGGTAGTGGATGTTGAAGCTATTCGTAAGGAAGCTGAAAACAAAGGACGCCGTGGTCGAGCTAGCCAATTGCTAGGTGGTAATCGAGGCAGTCGCCTAACAGGCGCGGGTGGTATTGAGGATGGTCAAGGTACTGCTAAAAAGAAACTATTAGGACAATAACATGAGTCTAGGCGCTGAGATTGTACGAAAGCAAGAGTCGATGGCTTCAAGCCGTGGTATTTGGGAAACTCACTGGCGAGAAATTGCTGAATTAATCTTACCGCGCCAAGATGACTTTGATGTTCGTCGTGCCGATGGCGAGAAACGCACACATAAAATATACGATGCCACTGGAGCGTTATCCCTGGAACGATTCGGTGCAGTCATGGATTCGATGCTGACGCCTCGTGGTCAACGTTGGCATGGTTTACAAGTCACGGATGCTAATTTACGTAATGACAAGGAAGTCACGGCCTGGATGGAAGAGGTGACTAGGATACTGTTTGCTGCTAGGTACAGTGTTAAAGCGAATTTTTCATCACAGAACAGCGAGCGAAACATAGCACTTGGTGCGTTTGGTACTGCAGCAATGTTGATTGAAGATGCTACTGCTTCAGGTACATATCTTAGGTACAAGAGTATTCATTTAGCTGAGATATTCATTGATGAAAATCAACATGGTGTTATTGATAAGGTAAACCGAAGATTTGAATATACTGCACGTCAAGCAATGCAACGTTGGGGTAAGGAGTTACCTGAGCAGATTCGGGTGGCTTATGAGAAAACACCTGAACGTAAGTTTGAATTTATCCACTGTGTAGCACCGAATGAAGAAATGCAGGCCGGTAGAGCTGACCATCGTGGTATGGCGTTCAGGTCACACTATGTATCGGTTACTGAGAAGAAATTATTAAGCACCAAAGGCTATCGAACGTTCCCGTATTCAGTTAGTCGATACATCACAGCGCCTAAAGAAATTTACGGGCGTAGTCCTGCAATGCTGGTTTTGCCTGATATTAAGATGCTGAACGAGATGAGTAAATCTACAATCAGACAAGCTCAGAAAGTCGTTGAACCACCATTGCTACTCACTGACGATGGTGTAATGAGTCGCATCAGCACACGACCGAACGCACTGAACTACGGTGGTATCGATCCCGTGACAGGTAACCCGAATATAAGACCGTTAGACACCGGCGGTAATGTGGGTCTTGGTCTTGAGATGATGGAGCAGCGTAGAGATATTATTAAAGATGCGTTCCTGGTAAACCTGTTTCAGATACTTGAGAAGAACCCACGAATGACGGCCACCGAAGTATTGGAACGGTCTAAAGAGAAAGGCGCACTGCTTGGGCCGAGCATTGGTAGACAACAAAGTGAAGCACTAGGGCCGATGATCGAACGTGAGCTAGATATTCTGCAACATGCAGGGGCTTTGCCACCAATGCCAGATGCATTGATTGAAGCAGAAGGTGAATACGATATTGTGTATGAATCACCATTGAATAGAGCGCAACATGCAGAAGAAGGGATTGGTTTACTAAGGACTATTGAGGCATTGGGACCATTGCTGCAAACGACTCAAGATCCTCAAACCATTATGCGTCGATTCAACATGGATGAAGTGGTTAAAGGATTGGCTGAGATTAATGCTGTACCTCAGAAGTGGCAACACTCTGATGAAGAGTTGGCTGCGATGGATGAGCAAGAAGCAATGCAACAGCAGCAAGCTCAAATGCTAGAAGCTGCACCAATAGCAGCACAGACTGCTAAAACTATGGCAGAAGCACAGTCATTGTCCCAAGGGGGTCAAGTAGGTGGAATATGATAGTACTGATGAGGAACTTAAGAAGTTTATTATAAACGAGCAGCGTAGGGTGCTGTCTCTAGCGTACAAAGGACTATTTGAGGGGAAAGATTCTGAAATAGTCTTAGATAATTTAAAAGCGTTTTGCAGATATGATACGACATCGCACGTCAGTGGTGATCCATACTCAACAGCGTTTTTAGAGGGGAGAAGAGAGGTTTTTTTACACATTAAAAAATATATCGAAATGTCTATGGGAGTAGATTAAATATGAGCGGAGAAGATACCGGTGCAGAAATATTGTCAAACCAAGCCGAGGCGCCAACAGAGACGCCAGCCCCTGAATCAGCGCCAGCAGTTGGGGAAGCATCAAGCAACGAAACATCATGGATCGATAGCATCGATGAAGAATACCGTCCTTCAATCGAGGCGCGTGGATTGTCCGATAACAACACATTGGCAAAGTCATACGTCAACCTGGTTAAGCTTCACGGGAATAACCCAAATGTGGTCGCTTTACCGGGAGAGGATGCCACCGATGAGGTCAAAGCCGACTTTTACAAGGCGCTTGGTAGACCTGAAGATGCGTCTAAGTACCAGATGGACATACCTGAAGGGATGCCGTTTGATGAAGCTTTTAATAACAGCTTTAGAGAAATGGCGTTCGAGAATGGACTGACATCTGAGCAAGTTAAGAATATTAACGATTGGCATAACGGACAAATGTCCGGGCAAATTGATGATCAATCGCAGAGTGCTCTAGTACAGGCCGACCAAGATATTGCGACATTGCGCGGTGAATGGGGCGGTGCTTACGACTCTAAAATGGCAGAAGGTCGTGCAGCGGTTAATATGCTTGGTGTTGAGGATCAAATGTTGAATCAGCTAGAAATGGCTATGGGTACGGGTTCAATGCTGCGGTTCTTCCAAGACATCGGCTCTAAGATCGGTGAGGATGTAGTGCTGGGTGAAGGTGATAATGAGTTCGCCGGAGGTATGACACCAAACCAGGCTAAAACTGAAATGGAAGCATTGAGTTCTGATTTCAAAACATCATTGATTGATCCGAGTCATGCGAATCATAAAGCTAACACTGAACGATGGAAAACACTGAACAGGTACGCTCATGGATAAGACCGGTGTACGTATAGAGTGTTTAAAGTTGGCAGCGTCTAGGGCCACACCTGGGGATATAGGTACTGGTGTGGTGAACATCGCTAAAATTTACGAATCGTATGTAATGGAAGGCGTGAAGCCTAGGAAAAAGACAACCACCACACCTGATAAGTTGCCCGAAAAGTAATCAAGCGTTATAATATTTACAGGAGTGTAGGCGGACGTAAGGATATTTGCGTTGCGCGCCTCCATGTAATTCAGCGAATAACCTATCTATAGGCCGCAAATTTTAAAACTAAAATTTGGGCCACCTAGTGAATAACCCGAAATGAAAACGAATTTATCTTTTTATTAACGGGAGAACGGCCAATGCCTTTCACTATTCCAGATCATTTTAATCAAAGTTATACTCGTAACGTAGAGCTTTTATTACAGCAAGAACATTCACGCCTAATTGATTGCGTAAACGTTGAATCTTACCAAGGTGAGTCAGCACAGATTGTTAAACAATTTGGTGAAGTTGAATTTTTACCTAAAAACACTCGTCATTCAGATACCACTTTCAGTGATATTGAACACAAACAACGATGGGTTCACCCTGAAGATTTCACACTGGCACTACCAGTTGACAAGGAAGATGAGCT